CGCCTTCTACGAGGAATTCCACATGAAAGATGGGACCGTTATCGACGGTAATTTGGGTGGGCCCAAGGAGGACGCTGAATACTACTACGTGGCTGAATACAAGAAGGCCCCCAGAAAAGTATTAAAGGCAGACGTTGTCGAACGAAAGGAGAAATACAATTCATTTCAACAATCAATATTGGACGGTCTTCAACTGGCCTACAAGATTACTGCGAATTCGCTGTATGGGCAGGTTGGGGCTCCAACGAGTCCTATTTATTTTAAGGAACTGGCGTCCTCTACTACGGCAACAGGCCGGAAACTTCTTAAAATGGCGCGTGATATAACGGAGACTAACTTTCCGGGGGCGCGTTGCGTTTATGGAGACACGGACTCTGTATTTATCACGTTTGACCAGTATTGGGAGAAACAGTTGGGTCTCAAATTAGAGGGAGTTGAAGCATTGAAAAAGTCGATCGAGCTGTGTAAACTTGCTGGAAAAATGGTGACGGCCTCACTTAAAAAGCCGCACGACCTCGAATATGAGAAGACATTCTTCCCTTTTATTCAACTGGCGAAAAAGAGATATGTTGGGAATCTTTATGAGGATGACCCGCATCACTTTAAGCAAAAGTCGATGGGGATCGTTCTGAAAAGGCGCGATAACGCGATGATTTGTAAGGACATCTATGGTGGAATCGTTGATATTATATTGAATAAGATGGATATCCTTGAAGCCGAGCGCTTTTTTAAAAGCTCAGTCCGTGATTTATTACTTGGGAAAGTTGATTTGAGTCGGCTGATTATTACGAAAGCGTTGAGGGCGGATTACAAGAATCCGGAATCGATTGCTCATAAGATGTTGGCGGACCGTATGGCCGAGCGAGATCCCGGAAATAAACCGCAGTCCAATGACCGGATTCCATATATCTTTATTCAGACTCGCGCCCCAAAGAAGGGGGAGAAGATTCTCCAAGGTGATAAAGTGGAACATCCCGATTACATCAAGGCGAATCCGTCTATATGTAAGCCGGATTTCATGTATTATTTGAACCATCAGATTAAAGTTCCTTGTATTCAATTGTTTGCGCTGGAACTTGAAAAAATGACGGGTTATCGCGATGGATGGATGGATGAGTCTATTATTCGAAAGATGCGGGAAAAGAATAAGACGGAGATGGAAATTCAGGAAAAGATTGCTGGTTTGCGTGAATTGGAAACGGAGCGGTTATTACTTGGAGACATTGTCCGGACTTATACAAATACCAAAAACGGATATGGAAAAGATATTACAAGTTATTTTTCTGTTCGAAGTGGGGTTGATAATACGTATATTGATGAATACGCGCCGAAACCGAAAGAGAAAGCGAGTATCAGTGTTCAGACGATGAAGGCGAATATTCAGAATAAGGAAGTCGAACCGGAGCCGATTATGACCAAAACTGATTCTGTTAAAGTTGCGAAGGCGATTCGGAATGTTAAGGAATCTGCGAAGGAGGCGAAAAAGGTGGAGAAAGAAACTATGAAGACCGCAAATAAGAGCTTGTCTGAGATCGAGAAGATTGCGAAGTCAAAGATTAAAAGAAATAATAAATTGGATATTGCGACTGGATGTAGTGTTATTGATTTGTAAATTTTGTATTTTTATAATTTTATAATTTTATAATATATAATCTAATCGCAAAATTAGGTAATTATTGAATTGGCTACGTTTTCAAGCGCTACTCTCCAATTTTCAATATTAATATCAAATTCATCCGCAATTTGAATGAATTCAACGTCTACCATAAAAGAGACAAATTTATTATATGACATTCGAGCTAATTCATTGTCATCAAATAAGAACTGAATATTTCGGAGGGCAAAATCGTAAAAAACGAATGTCGTTATTATTTTATGACGCTTGTAATCAAAAATATCATTAAATATAAAAAACATTGAAAAAATCATATTTATATGTTGTGAAACATATGAAGAATATATTCCTCTATCTATAAAAGGCATGTTTTGTCTTTCAAATAGATTATACATTAATGGATAATCTTTACAAAATAGTTTGAAATTCTTACATTGAAAAATATTTATTCCGGGACAAAACATTTGACGATATGTTTGATGATTACTGCTTGTTGGAAATTCATCTGGGTATCTAAATTTTGAAAGGCAGTCGCATGGAACTGGTTCTATGGATTCAATTTCGGAATCACTTAAATTACCGTTGTCTGTCTCTTGAATGTATCCGCTGGATGAAGAAGAATCTGATATTTCAGACATTCTGTCATTTTCTATCTCTGGAATTTTTTCAATAAGTTCTTTCGCAGTATCCATTAAATGGACGTATTCTTGGCTTGTTATTTTTGATCGGATTGAATCAATCAATTCAAAAATGCGTTCTTCTGGTGTCATTTGAGGAGTATTTTCCATTTTTATTTATAAAAGATTCATACTCTGAATAAATCAATTTTTATTCAGTATGTTTAATGTGTTCTTGGTATCCTTGAATGAAGGCACGATAACGCGGGATGTCAGATGTGTCATCCCCATATTGGCCATGTGAATCACAATGGAGAAATAAGACTTCTTTTGTTCCGTTATTATTGCGGACCAAATAGGAACATCCTTGACCAATCCAAATTTCCTTGTATGTATTTGGAGAGATTTGTTCATTAAGAATGAATTGAAAATCCGGCCCAACATCTTCGATTAAATCGCACACTTGAAATCCGGCATTCGGACATCTTTGTATGTGGAGATTTCCAGTTTTTTCACAATATTCGCAAGTTTGAGACATTTTATGATACTAAAATGTTCTTTGTTTTTTATATCAATTTTTATAATATAATAATTGATGGTAAAATCAAGTTATCTTTTTATGATTTAAAAAGATGAGCGAACAACAACAACCATCTTCTGAACAAAGTTTCAGTTTGACTCCTTGTCAAAAATCAGAAAAACCAGAAAAAGAGTTATTTTCTTTTCGAAAATTGATTGCTGACTTGGTTCAAGTGATACAGTCATTATATGACAGCGACTCACTCGACAATGAAACTTTGAACGAAACTTTCCAAAAAATTCTTTCCGATTTTAATCAAAGAGATGATATTTCCAAAGTTGACATCTTTGCGATTTTGAACTCATTGAGAAAAATTGAGGAAATTCCCTTCGAACATGATTCAAAAAACTGGACATTTTGTTTTTCAAGGGAAACATCGTTGACATCTGGAAAGTCAAAGATGACAATTACAGTTAAGTCTTCGATGATTATTGGCTTTTTTCGAACAATTATCGATTGCCTCAACCCAATTGAACAAGATATGCTGTCATTGATGTATATGTCAGTTCTGAGAAAACACGAGGTTTCTCCAAAAAATCCAAAATTTGAGCTGACGATTGAACAAGATTATCAGTTTTGGTGTGATTCCTTGAAGTGGGAAACCGAACGGACTACATTTTTGTTAAACTGTAAATATCAATTTATACGCCAACCGTATTTTTCAGGAAAAGACACCAAATATTATCTCAATCAATTATCGAGGTCATCTGGATATGAATCTACTCCCGAATCATTCCGTGAATTTTTTGGTAGATCCTATATATCGGAGATTAAATGTCTTCGAGAAGAATCAAATTCTAGCTGGAATTTTGAGCCAATGTTCTAACAAATCAATTGATTTGTTTTATAATAAATATTTTATCTATGTTAAAGAATAATGAATAAAAATAACACTCCTCCCAAAAATCATCAAAAACATATGTATGTAGTATTTGATGGTGTAATTGTGGAAGATTGTAAGGAAATACCTCTCGAAAAAGTATTAAAGGATCCAGAAATTCGGTTTGACAGTATGAAAGCTCTAAACAAGGGTAAATACCATTTGTTTGTCATTGTTGATAAAGATGCGATGGGTAAATTTTATGTTCATTACTGTATTTATGATATAAAAGACGATAATATATCAACTTCTCGCTTATTATACCATTATCAGAAACCGTCCCCTCCTCCGGCTACTGGAAAACATCATTATTTTTGTATATTGTATGAATATTCCACACCGATGGATGAAAATGTTATCAAAAAAATAAACTCGAACCGGCGCGTATTTGAAAAATTTAAAGATTTTAAAAAACTTTTTTCACAAGAAATAATACCAAAGGCCTCTAAATGCTTCGTGTGTGAGTATGGACATTAGGACAAATTGGTTGAATCTAAATCGTTAACAGGGTTTGTTTTTAGAGCGCGTGTCATTGGTTGAACGCCATCATTGTGCTCAGTCAGTAAGATGGAAACATTTTCATAAGCGGTCCCAATATCAGCGCCAGTTATTGTAAGTGTATCCCATATTTTTTTATTGTAATAATAAACCATTGATGGAATTGATTGAAGTGCGAAGTAATTCATAAACGCTTTATATTTATAGATGTCGATATTGATTACTAAACATTTATTTGCATATCTTTGTTCGAGCTCTTGTAGTTGTGGAATAAGGAGATTACATGGAGTACACCACGCCGATGTGAAAACAACTAATATAACTCGTGGGTCCTTGTTCACAATATATTGTAATTCTTCTATTTTAGTTATTTCAATCATATAATATTATTACAATATTTTTTTTCGAAATTCATTTATTATCATTCCACTAATGAGCTGATACACTTTTTTATATATTGAATTTTGAGAATATGAATATTGTCGAATATCAGTAATATGTGTATCTATGTTTTCAGTAAATTCTTTGTATGCACTTGATTTTTCTGGGTCAATTTTATCCTTTTTCTTATAATAGACCGTATCGAGAGCATCTTTGTATGTTTGTAAAAGAGTTTGTATAATCGTTTTTTTCAATTCATACCTCCATTCAATTCCATTATATATTTCGTAATATAAATCCTTCGGATTCTTTATTTTAATATTATTATATTCGGGTTGGTCGGGGTTGAAATGATAGCTTTTAATTAGATTTGGGATTTGTTTATATGGATCGTTTATTGCTTCTAAAATATGGGTTTTACTAAGGGGTATTTTCTCCATTCCAAATTGCGCAATTGTATTTCTCTTATACTTACAGTATTTCTCATTTAATTCTATATTTTCATTTTTGACATCTTCTAAATCTTCTTTTAATTCTTCCAATATAGTCATATATGATTTTCTAGTTTTACAGAATAATTTTTCGTGGCGAGTTGAATATGTTTTTGAATGGAATGATTTATTACAATAGACACAGTTATGTTTTTCGGGGTCATATGTAAATATTTTATAGCGGGGAGTAATTACGACAGGGAGTCGTATTTCTTTAACTTTATTTGGAATATTACTACATGTTGTCTTT